GCCTACCATTCCACTAGTTCCTTTTTTAAATTCAGAACCATAAATAAACACTGTTCTTGTAAGTCCAGCTGCACCAACTTGTCCAGCTGCTTCATAATAAGCTACATCAAAAGTTGCTGCTCCCGTGTTCACGGCTGTAACAATACCTTTGTTTAATCCAGCTCCTGCATTATCAGAGATAACAACAGTCTGTCCTACTCTAATTGCAATGCTTCCAGTACCAGGTACTAATGCATCACCTACTGTGATTGTAGCTGTATCGTCACCAGCATTTCCTGCTGATGCACAGTTAACATATTTAGTGTGTAATCTTCCTTGCTCTGCCCATTTGATAAGGTCAGAGTTAGATGGCATCTCTGCTCCTACTAAACGTAAGAAAGATGCGATTGTACGATTTCCATATCGCTCAAACTCTTTTTCATAAGTATCAGGTAAATACTGATTTAAGAAATCAAAGTTGTTTATATAATTTGTACTTAATGGTACTTGTTCTGCACTCGGTTGTAAAGCAAACCCAGGGGTTGCTTGAACTGCTCCTGCCATAATAATTAATTTTTAAAATTTATTTTCGTTTAATACTTCTTATTTTTAAGCCTCGTCCCGAATCAGGGTTAACTGACTTAACTTGAAATCCTCCCTTATTAGTTACTTCAGGCGCTCTACGCTCGCTCATATTTATATTTTTAGTTTTGCGTATTACATCTTCCGTAGCTTCAGACTTGCCTTGCTCATAAAAGAACTTAGCAAATTTGTCAGGATTCATTGCGATTGATAAAGCTCTATGGTATCCGGCAGCGTCACTAATTAAACCCTTGTCATCCAAATACTTATTAATAAAGTTCATTGGGGTCTCTTGAGTTTTTTTAATTGTCTGCGCATCACCTGGAGAGAAGGTTACTGTTTTGTCGTCAAGCACGAAATCAAAACCTTTGAAATCTTCAGTAAAAACTTTATCGGTTTCTTTTAAAAACCAATTGCGTTTTGCCTCACTTTCCTGTTGTTGAGTTTTAACAGATTCTAAATATTGCCTATACTCTTGAAGTTCTTCACTGTTGCTCTGAGAATCAGCAACCGGTCTCGACTCAAGGGGCTGCTTGTATAATTCTTTTTGCTCATTAAAAAACTTCTTTGCTTTAGCAATAGTTTTCTTTTTTGCTAGTTTAGTTTTTTTAACTACAGATTCGTCATCTAGTTCTTCATCATAAGAAAAATCCTCCATTAGAGAATCTATATCTTCAGGGTCTAAACCTTCGCCTTCTGTAATTGTCAAATACTCTCTTAGCAAAGCATCAGGGTTCATAGCACTAAAGTCTTTTTGTAATCTTACATAGTCTTCAATACCTCTTCCTGTTTCTTTTTTATACTTAAAGTAGGATGCAACATCTTCAGGAAGCTCTTCAGCTTCTTCTCTTGCTGCGCTTAATTCATCTAATGAATTAATTTCCCTACCGTATCTTTTTCCAATATATGAAAGAACGTCTTCTTCAGATAACTCGGCTGGTTCTTGAACTGGCTCTGGTGTCTCTTCAGATGTTTTTTTTGCTTCAGTATTAGTTTCCTCACTTTTACCTTCAGCAAAGTCCATTTTTATTTGAGGAGTGTTTTCTACTTGATTATCGTCCTCAATTAATTTTTCTTCATGTTTGTCAAGAAGTTCTTGTTCAACTTCTTGTACTGATTTTTCTTCAACGGCTTCTACCGCTCTTACTTTTAATTCCATTTAATTTAATTTAAGTTACAAAGTTAGTTAAAATAATAACGCTCATTATCGAGGTGAAAACTCAGATAAATCAAAGCCATCTAGGCTATCTTCATTAGATTCAAAATTCTGTGGAGGTAAATTATTTTTACGCTGTGAAATCAATTTACTCTGTTCAGTATTTTGTTGACTAATTCTATCAGACTTAGCTTTCTCTCTAGAGCCTTCTCTGTTTGATAAAGATTGCTCAGTCATACCATGCAATTGTAAGTTATAATTAAACTCTTGCTGCATTAAGTTAGATTTAAGTTGAGCTTCTGCTTTTTGTTTTTCAATTTCAAAAGCTATTTCTGCTTGCTTCACTTTCATCTTAGATTGCGTTTCAAGCTCTATCTTTTGAAGTGCTACTTGCGCAGCCATCTCCTGAGACTTGAGCTGTTGTTGAGCTGTCATTGCTTGCTTTTGCATAGCCATCTTTTCATCACGCTCCTGCTTAGCAAGTCTCTTAACTTTCAATAATTGATTAGCAAGTTTAAGATTTTTAATCTCACGAATATCAATGGCATCTTCAAGATTAATATCTTGTTTAGATAAAGCCATCTGTATATTCTGCTCCAGCATAGCTTTTTGCTCTTCGTCTGGAGATAACTCTATAAACACACCAAAGTCATAAATATATAAGTCTGATATTTCACCAAGTATACTTACATTGTATTTACCAATTTTATTTATAAAGTCTTCCTTAAAGTCCGAATACTCTAAAATATCTGCGATACGATAAGTTAACGCTTCCGATAAACTTCTGTATATATATAGACTACCGTCTAGTATATGTCTTGTTGCAGTATTTGAATTTAGTGCAGCTAACTTCTGAACACCAACTAGAGCATCTGGAGATGGTGTAGAACCGTCTCTCGCTTCATTTAAGCCTGTTACAGACCGAATCATATCTAAGTAATGGTTATAGTTAGCTATAAGCATTTGTGTCTTAGAAGCTCCAGAACTGCTTGTAAGCTGTTGTATCGGAACTTTGCCTTGATTGTATTCTCCATCCTGCGTGTAACTTCTACCCACTACACTACCTGTTTGGAAGTATAGTCTTAATGCATCAGATGGGTCATACGCCGCTCCTGTGCCCAGGTCGACTTCATTAAGTCCGTCTGCATCTATATACACACCATCCGGTACAGTTCTAGCAATAACTTGCTGTAACTTCAAATGAGTGACCTGTATCAAATCAGCAAAAGGAATCATTCGTCTTACTAAAGACTCAATAACTCCTTTATACATTCTTGGTGCTACGGCAACATAATTAGGTAAGGCGTGCTGAGAAGAAGACTTTGGTCTAACCATATTCTTAGCAAGCTCCCACTTGAGAATTATGTTAGTTCCCATAACCATCACTCCGTCATACCATACATCAATGGTCTTTTCTATTTTCTCAAACTTTCCATCTTCCATCATTTCTTCTGGAGGATTAAAAGTATCGTCTTTTTCTATCATCTTAGAACCACCACCCTCAAGTATTCTCTTCTTATAAACCATCTTCTTAGTGGTCTTATAATTAAAATACATCAGAGTACAAGTGTCTCTATAAAAAATATCATTCTCATAAAACTGAGCTACATTATAATAGTCATACCAGCTCTGGCTGTATTTAGATATCTCTTCTAAATCTTCACGAGTAAGGCTAGGGTCTATCTTTAATAGTTCAGCAATAGGTAAAGTTTTAATCTCACCCCAATAGAAACAATCTTTAAAGTGAGGGTCTTCAGTGTAGCTGTATACAACATTAGCTGGGTCTACATAAGATATTTGAACTCCAGCTCCAGGTAGGAACTCATGTTTTGCTACAGACATACCTATAACTGTGGAGTCATAGTCTATTTGTTTACGAACATCATCATAGTGATTTTCAGAAAACATCGTATCGATTGCCTCCTCTTCTGCAATTTCAATTGCAGGTTTATAGTTAAGGTTCATATAAAGAGATAGCTCCTCATCAGATGATGGAAGTTCATCAGGGTCCATAATAAATGGGTCTACTCCTGTCTGCTCTTGTATCGTAGTCAAGATATCTTTAGCGGCCATCTGGCCCTCTATCATATCTTGATACTTACTTCTTTTGGCTTGCGATAATGCGTCTTGAGCATAAGCTTTAACCTTAAACTCTCGGTCTTGCATGCCGTTAACAACGATATCTACAAACTTTGGCAATATAGGAACTGGTGTCCAGTCTAAATTTAGATAAGACAAGTCTCCATCTACTGCAATTTCATTTTTATATTTGGCTATTGATTGCTCTCCTCTTGCGTATAAACGCAGTCTGTGAAAGTCTCTCCATTGATTGTAGTATCTACACTGGTTTCCATCTTTTTTAAACCATTCGTATTGAATAGCTTGTCCTATCTGTAAACCAAATTCGTCAGTTGCTTTTTCTGCATCTGAAACGAATTGACTTGGAAAGCCTGTAGATGCAATGTCTATTGTAACATCCTTCATCTATCTTATTAATTCACTTAAAGTTCCCTTATTTGTATACCTTGCAAAGTTAAGGTTTATTTTTGATTGTTTTTTCTCGACTTGATACATATGCCTTTGTGTAGCCATAATAGCTAATCCAGAACTAATACTAGCATCAAACTTAGTTCTGTTACTTATATCAAACTTTGCCCAGTCCTCTAAAGTCCTGGTAAACAACATATTCCCCATATCTCCGGACTCTCTAAACTGTCCATCAAAATCTATCCCTACATTTTTTTCTATGTAAGATTCGATTGCAGCAGCATGAGACTGCTTCACATCTTCAGAACTATTAGGTATACCCCCTAGCTCTTTCTCTGTTTTTGACAACTTGGATATGTGTTTGTCAGGTCTATTCATAGAAAACCCTCTATATCCTCTATTCTTAAAATGGTATAGTAATCTAGGTTTATTATTTTCCACCAGTATAGGCATACCATAAAAAGCACAGGCCATCAAAACTTCTTCAAAAAATATCTCAGCCGTCTGTGGCCTAGCCACATACTCCAAGAAAAATTCATTTGCAGGAGCTTCTTCCATACTAAACTTAGTCATTCCGTGCAACGCTCCGTTAGAACCTCCTCCACCTACAGTTCCAGATATATCGTATGAGTCACATCCAAACGCTCCTATATGGTCGTTGCCTGGAAACTTAATACCTCTTCTATCAATCACATTATTCTGCAATCCCTTTGACGGTGTCCAGCTAATTAAAAACCTACCCCTTTTATCAGGGCTAAAAGCTACCTTAGTATCTTTAATTCCATTCTGCCAATAAAAGTTCCCTCTTGTTAAATGATGCTCTAGTATTAAAGAGTCGTTGTAGTCTATCTGCTGGTATATCTTTGTAAGATTAAAAAGAGAAGACTTGCTCTCGTCTCTAAATGCGTGTGATTCTGTTCTTGGAAACTGTCTGTAAAATTCATTCAGCGCATCTGCATCTGATTTTAATGAATCTACTTCAGCTTGCCAGTAGTCTATAGCTCCGTTGGTAATCCACTCTCCATCAACACCTTTACATCTTTCATTGGGAGCTCTAAGTACAGGCTGCCCATATATATCTATAAAACCCTCCATGTTCATTTCCATAGGAATAAACAAAGAATACATCCCGCTCTTAGTTTGTCCGTTGGCGTTTCTTGTAGTTACATCAGAGTCTTCGTAAAGCTTCTTAAAATTACTACCACCCTTATCTAATGCATTTGAAGTAGAACCCATCAAGCACTTGCCTATTATCTTACTACCTAACCTCAAACAGGTTTTAGTAACCCTCCAGTTGTTAAGTATATTATTTGGCTTTATCCACTTACCGCTTTCATCGTGGACTAACAACATAAGCTTTTCACCATCATAGGAGTTGTCATCTGTGTTCTTCCAGTCAATAGTGGTGTCAAGACCTGTAAGCTCATCATCAACACTATCGTACATATTTTTCTTTGTAATCTTAGATGCTGGTATCCTAAAAGCTAGTTCAGTCTTTGGCTTGTCCATACCATCTTGTATGGGTTTAAAAAAGAATGGTAGTCTGTTTGATATAGGAACTACTTTATCGGTAAACATTTTTTTAGAATCCGCTCCCGTCTTTGATAGTATCCCTACCCTAGAATCTTTTGCCAATGTCCCTGCGTTTACACACTCAGAAGAGCCCATAAACGAAAAACCTGAACGTCTAATCTTTAGATATATCATTCCAAACGCTCGATTATCAGCTTTACACGCTTCCCAGAAAATATAAAATATCCTGTTAGCTTCTCTGTAGTCTGGATATCCAACATCAATTGCTGACCATTGTAAATACATATAATGCGAGCCTGTAATATAAGTAGGCTGTCCATTATTCATAAACCAATGCCCCTCTTCTCTGCTGTCAAACTCCGCCTCAATATAATCAACCCATTTAGATTTAAAAGGAGTTGGCATTTCGTTCCATTGAAATATAGAGTATATCCTAGATAGCTCTTTGGGAAGTTCTTGTCTTTCCCAATACTGCTCTGATTTACTTTTAGACCTTGAGAAACAATTTTTAGGAGCTGCAGGCAAGCCTATCCTCAACCCTGATATTTCCACAACATCTCCAAGCGTACCATTTTTAGAAATACAAACAAAGTCATACTTATCATTGTGTCCATACTCCCAGGTCTTGGCTCTATTTTTATTAGCCAATACACCTTTGGGTATGTATCCATCTAAAACTTTATAGATACTACTTTGAGCGTCTTTCTGCAAATCCTTGTTTTGTTTCAACTTTAGCGTCTGTGTTATTTGATAAGTTTATATTTTCCTGCTCCTGGTCTATCTTATTTAATATATCAAAAGCATCAAATACAGCTAACTTTTTTGTAGCTGCTGCGTTCTTTAATCTGTCTGCCGCCAGTTCATCTTCTGGGTCGTGCTTAATAATATCTTCCTTAGCAACCTTAATAAGCTGCTCTACAGCCTTTCTTCCTGCTTCAATTATTTTCTTTTTTAGTTCTTCTGATTTCATAAACACATTGTAATGTGGTGGTCATACATTCTATATAGCTTCTGCCCATCTACATTAAATTCATATTCAGTATCTGGTCTAAATGTAACTAGGTCGCCTTCTTTTATGCCCTGCTCTTGTAATGTTTTATTTATGTATTTCATTTTACCCATGAGCGGCTCTTCGGCAAAAGGCTTGTGTATATAAGATTCAGTAACTGGTACTGGCTCTACAAAACAATACTTATCGTGGCAATACCACTTATTGTTTTTATTATACATATAAAACTGTTGATTGTCTACAAAAAACAAATCATCCATAAAAAAACTTTTACCACTCTTTTGCCTACCCTTCATGTCGTTGTAAAACTTAAAAACATTATGATGTACTAAAAGCACATCTCCTGGCTCTATATCTCCATTGTATCCTAAAGGAGTAGAAACAACAATAGCCTCTCTGTTAGAAGCTATATGGTTTTCTTCTGAAGTGCTAGTTATAAAATCTACACCTCCTATTTCCTTTGAGTTATTATATCTTTTACCTTTTGTAGGTCTTACTATAAAATAAAAAGGTGACCTCATTAAAAGTTTATATTATATTCTACAGAAATCGGCATAGTTGAATTAAACTCTTTCCATAAAAATATTTCATCTGCTTTTTGAATCCATATTTTTATTGAGCCTTTCTGCTCGTCTTGTTTTATTAAATGAATGCTGTGTGAACCTCCAAGTATTTCTTGTCCTACAATATAGTGCATTGCGCTAGACTTATAGTCTGGACCTATTGATATCTTTCTAATTTGCATTGTATTAAATTTATTAATACAAATATAACGATTATTTGCCTGGAAGTTTTACTCCTATCTTATCTGCTGTTCTCGCTCCGAAGTATCCGCAAAGTACCCATGTGAGAAGAGAGGCTGTATCAGATGTTTCAAGACCCATGTACCATCCGCCTACATACGCTCCAACTAATACAATCAAAGTCAGTGGTCTCACATTTCTAGCAAGCCAGCTCTGGCTTCCAGAGTCTGCGACCCAACGCCTAGTTACACCATCTATTTCTGCGCGCTCGAGTCTAAGTTTTTCAAGAGCTATTCTTTTGTCCCCTTCACTAAGCTCGTTATTTCCGCTGATAAGCTCTGATATTACATTGCCGGGAAGTATAGCATCGCCAACAATACCTAGTATAGAAGGTGCTTTCTCGATGAGAAACTTTCCTACCCCTGTTTCTTTAAATGGTTTTTTACCTTTGCTCATATTACTCGATATGAAGTTTTACCATTTATTCGCTCTGCTCTTAAACAGCGCTTTCTGTTTTCATCTTCTGAAACATAACTTACATGAATCCAATCCGGGTTTGTATCATCACCAAACTCCCATATAAGCTGGTCAAAGCTTAAATTTTCTTTTATGTATTGATACATCTCAGCATTTGTTTTATGGCCAAATGTATCATCCAGGTCAATAGCTCTACCCTCACAATGTTGCGAGCGTGAACTTCCGCCGATAGCTCGGTTTAATATTTCACATCTGTAAAAACTGTTGATTCTTATAGGTCCACCTACAAATTTTCTAAGAGGCTCGAAAACATTATAAGCGACACCAACCATATTAGTAAAAGCATAATCACTTGGGGTATTATTTATTCCTAACCGCAAAGCGGTATTAGATTTATTTCCTTCTTTATAAGATATATGTTCACTTATTCTTTCCATACATTAAGTACCATTTATGGATTGTATATCCAATTGATACTAAAAGTAATAAAATTTTTAGTACTACGTCTATCTGCGTCATAGAAACTCCTAAGACTAAACTATTTATACCTAATATTTTTATATCGTTAATTGACATTGTTATTTGGTTTAACTATGTGGTATACCACATTAATATCTAAAAGTGCGCTATTTGTTTGTATATATTCCATTATGCTATTGCTAAATAGATATAGTCGTAACCATTAGAATTGCCTCCAAAAGCTGTTTCCCAATACCATCCTGTATTTGTAAATTCTAATCTTGTAAAGCCTGTATTTTCAGCCGCATTAGTGTTCGCAAATAGCAAACCATCGTTTGAGCCACTTAAATTAATTCTTTGAGAATCAAATATGTACCAATCTTCTGGGTCTGAATATGATTTTACTAATAGAAATCTAGGTCTAAATCCTGTTGTTATTTGATTACTTACCCCTGTAGCACCTGTAGAACTATACTTCCCTACCTTCTGATAACCTGTTACTGAATGGAAGCAGTAGGTAATCCAATCAGCACCTGATGATGAAGTAACGCTTTTAAACGTATCGCTTGTTGCATAAGTACCTGCAAAATCTGATTTAGCAGCAGAGCTATTTAAGATTAACTCGTCCCAGCTTCCGTCTATCACATCGGTATACCAAAACCAAGAACCTGTACTGCTTGTTTTTTTGTAAAGAACAACTTCAGGTTTACTGCTTAAGCCGTGACCGATTGTATCTGAAGAACTACTTGTAGAAGTCCACTTAACAATACTAAACCCTGCCTCAGGGTGAGCATTGGTTATACTCGTTATAGTTCCTTTATTGTTTATAGTAGATATTCCCGCTGCTTTCCAATTCCAAGCTACATAATCTATTGCGTTTCCATTTACTGCATAAAATCCTTGACTAACATCTTTTAAAGTAAAACCATTAGAATTAATAGAGCGGTATTGATAAGTTGGGTCTATATAGTTTTGTCCGGTAGAGCTGGAACTCAACGTTCCCGGCACACCTCTCACACTATCTGCTATTTGATGAGATTCTGAACCATCCCTATCCTTTATCCACATCAAATCAGGTTTGAAATCTGTTTGAATATTTTGAGTTCCTCCATTACCTGTATAAAGTAAAGGCTGAAAACTATTCGCTAGTACTGGAGCAGGCTGAGGGTCTGCTGCTATAGCTAGGTAGATGTAAGTTGAACCGCTCTGATTTATTTCGTTATTAGTTCCGTTTACTGTGAAACCATTAGATTGAAAATCTATATCAAAAACGCTTGTGCCATCAAATTCTTGAGCAGATTCGTTTGCTTGTAAGTATTGTCCTTGCGGATTTGATGTCGTTCTTTTATTATCAAAAATATACCAACTCCCCCCTCCTGATGGTCTAATAGCAGCCTTAACCATTAAAAACGCAGGCTCAAAATCTGTTACAACATTATTACCTGCTGTTCCCGTCCCTATATAACTCCCTATTTTTTGGTAGTTGTCTACGCTGTGGAAGCAGTAGGCGATGTATTGGTCTGTACCTGAAACTCCATTAGTTGAATTATCGTTACCTACTGAAAAAACATCACTATTAAAATTACCAACAATAAATCTAGGGTTTACAGTAGTTAATATTCCATCACTTTGATTTAAGCGTAAATATTTAGCGTTTGTATCTGTTACGTCTTTTACATAAACATTCCACGACTGACCTAAATTCGTTGACTTAACAATAAGTAAATCTAATTCTTCGTTTAATCCGTGTCCGATTGTTGCACCTGAAGTTGCATTTGCTGTATATTCCACAATACTAAACCCTGCATCCTGATTAGCTCTGACATCACTTGCTATTGTATTACCCACTGTACCTGCTGCTATTGTTGTAGTGGTGTCTGCTGCTTTCCAACACCAAGCTACGTAGTCTTGTCCTGAAACATTCCTTGCCATTACGCCATTTCCTGACATACTAAACCCATTAGACGATATACTAAAATCACTGTCAGTATATTCACTATTTGAGCCATCAGATATTAATGCCTTGTTGTCTCCCCTAACTGAATCAGAAAGAGTATGACTATATGTATTTGTTCTCACCTTTACCCAAACCAAATCAGGTTGGAATTGTAATCCTGTGTATCCAATATCAGTAGGAACTCCTCCGTATGTACCACCTACATCTGAAGCGTCACCGTCTAGCTGATAAGCAGCTATACATCCTGCTCCCGCTGGAAAGTTTAAAACACCTGCTGTATCTGTAGTTTCATTATTATATAAATCAGTAACTTGTTGCGGAGTTATTGCTGTGTTGAAGATTCTTACTTGGTCTATTTTGCCGAGCCATTTAGCTGTATTAGTCCTTTGACCACCTATCAAATCGTTGTTTACAGAGGATACCGATGCCGACGTAGTTAAAGCAGAACTATCAACAGCAGCTCCATTTAAATATGTTTTACCAACCCTACCTGTGCTATTATAAGTTGCAACAATATTATACCATTGTCCTGTATTGATACTCGAAGCAGTCCAACTTGAACTATAGTAAAAATTAGTTCCTGAAGTAGCTACTGTTCTTGCTATTGTTATTTTATATGTATTTGCAGAAACATAAGTTAACTGTAATCTAAAAGAACCCTCCGTTCCTGAAGAACTTGAAGCAGCACCTAGAATAGTTCTATTTCCTGAAGTAAATCCTGAATCAATATTAATCCAAGCAGATACAGAATAGTCAGTATCAGTATTAGGTATGACATCTCCTATATCAATATGGCTACTACTACCATTAAAATTCGCAGCCTCATTAAACTTAGCGTCTATTGTTTGTGAAGCCCCCGTACCAAAGTATGTGTTAGTGTTAAAATTCTTGCCAGGAAAGTCAGCAGGCAATGGAAGAGCCTCAGTGTCTATTTGTTTCCATGCGCTACCGTCCCAATACTCAACGTATTTTTCAGTAGTGTTGTATCGCCACTGCCCCGCGCTAGGACTGGTAGGTCTTTGTGCTGTTGTACCCGTTGGCAATTGAAGCGCTGTGTTTGTTGCGCTGAAGTCAAATAGTTCCGGTGTTGTTATTTTTGTAATTGCCATAATTTAATTTTATAATCCGTAATCTGCTTTGTAATAATTCCAAATATCTGTAATGTCTGATTCGCTTTTTTCAACACCCATAAATCCAAATGATATTCCATAACTTACACCTCCTCGCGCTTCATTATTGGTATAAGATGAGCCTAAATTTAATACATTTGTTGTACTACCCGGTGTTCCTGTAGCAATTATGGTGTTAATTTTTGCTCCATTAAAATACATTTTTACCGTTTTAGTAGACCAATTTACAGTGTGACAAATAAATTTCCAAGAAGGATATGGCTGTTGACTTGAACTATAAGCACCACTTATTTTATTACTCGTTCCTTGTCTCCAACTAGCATAACTATAATAATCTAATCCACTCCCCCATCCATATCTTGCTGTAAACTGCACAAATTCACTATCATAATCTGTCCCTCCCCCCCAAGAAGGACCTAGTGTAAACCCGTATGGATATGCAATAGCAGTTTGATAAGAACTTGATACATTCATAAAAGTTCCTATTGTAAAATCTTGTTGAGTACTATAATCAGTACTTGAAGTAGATGAACTTCCTGCAAACATAGTTCTTCCGCCACCAGATGTATAAGAAGACGTAACATATTCAATGCTACCACCTGTCCCTGCCTTACTAAATCCGCTTGATAGAGTAAAATTTCTACCAATAGAACCTGTATCTGTCCAGGAAGAAATACTACCATCTGATGTGATTGTTTTTGGGTCATAAACAAAAGAAGCATTATCTAAAGGAAGGGGTGGAATAACTACATTGTCAAAGTTTTTCCAATCTGTTCCGTTGTAATGTTGCATTGTAGAGGCTGAACCATCTGAAGATTGAGTCGTATCATTACGCATCATGCCCTCTTCTGGTGTACCTGAGAAAGCTCCACCTGTAGGCATTTTTAGTCCACTTTCTGAATTGGCTTGATTTAAATCCGTTAACTCTGTTATTACTTTAGTTGTTGCCATATCTTATATTCTTGAATCCCATTTTTGTTCTTCTTCATTCCAAGAGTACTCGTTAGGATGATGATTTTCAGGATAGTCTACCGGAGGATTCCAGCCACCATTTGTTGTATCCCATATCCAGCTAGGATAAGGTTGATTGTTGTCTGGGTTAATATATACATAGTCAACCCAATCTGTAGTATCTTCTTTCCAATACCATACTCCTTCTTCAGGTCTAGGTGTTGGTGGTTGCCAGTAGCAAGTCGACTCATCTAGAGTCCAGCTTGCAAAGGGTTGCTCGGTATAAAAAGCATCTCTCACAGGGTCGTAGATATATCCTACTCCTGCATAATTTTTTCTAAAAGGTGTGCCGCCTAAAGTGTGCACACCACCTCGTGTGTTGTATGATGTTCTTTTGCATCCGCCGTAGAATCCTTCCCAGTATATTGAGTTGTCAAACTCTACTTTTGGCACTGCGTCCATCTCGTCAAGCTTTGCTGTAATTTGAACCTGTATAGCTTCTACCTCAGCCATCCACACCTCTTGGTCTTGAGTATAGTCAATATCTTTCTTGCTATCTTCAAGAGCTTTAATTTCTTCTTGTATTGCTGATGAGTCTCCTGGAATCATCACAATCTCATTTACACCAGAGTATATAGCCGTTACTCTGCATAGCGCATTGGCTATTGCAGTGTTTAAAGTTTCAATCTCAGCTACTAAATCTTCAGTACCCTCAGCCTCTAGTATCTCCATTTGGTCTAAAAGTTCTTGAGCCTCTTCAGCTAGAGTATCTTTCTCAGCTTGTATGGCTGTATTTAATGCATCCACATCTTCTTGTGCTGGAGGATTTTGTATATCTGCATATAATTCATTTAGTTCAGCCTGTAAACTCTTTAATGTATCACTTGTGTTTTTAGTGTCATACATATTTTTAAGAGCTACATATCCATCGCTCGCTCTGTTATCATTTTCAATAACATCTTTTTCATTAAGAGCTTCCCTAAGTCTAGCTCTTTCAGCTACTGTAAACTCTTCATTTGATATTTTTGCGTAGTATGCCATATTAACTAAATGTTATTGTTCCAGTTCCTGCTGTGAATGTTGTTACTTTATCACTGCCATCGGTAGCGGTTGTCCCTGTTAATCCAGCGCCTATTGTTACTGTGTATGAATTTGGATAGCGTAGAATAACTACTCCAGAGCCGCCTGCTCCACCTCCTGGATTACCACTATTATTTGCGTATCCTC